GTCCTTGAATCACCATCAACAGAATACGCCATGTCAATGAATTCAGCTTGTACGTTAACAACACCAGAAATATCAATATCTGTTCCATTATCAGAAACAGAAACAGTCTCTGGAAGCTCTTCAAGTCTTTGTGGTTCGTTTATGATTGGTTCATAGGTAACATCTAACTTGGTTCTAGTTTCTACCATAGTAATAGCATCAACTTCAATACGCTCTACAAAGATTGTGAATGAAATAGAATCACCAGAATCAATGGTTGCGATTTGTGCTATGTGCGACCATTCATATTCAAACATAATAGATTTTCAACCCCTGTTCAAATTTCCCATTAATCATGGTCAAAGCAGACCCGCGTTGTGTTTTTGATGTTCCGTTATATGCAATATGCAACCAAATTCCATTTCCGTGTTCAAGAATCACAGAATCTGGACTCAAGTTCTCAGCAATCCATTCAGCGACCTCTAGGTATTTTTCAAAACTCCATGAAGGTTCCTGAATATCTACGGCTTGACCAAGCTCGTGTTGTGATCTTCCTGAACCAACTCTGAAACCACTATTGATTCTGAATTTACCAAACTTTTCATATAGAGGTTGTAATATGTTCACAGCCAATGATTCCAAATTACACACAATCTCTTGCTTAGTGAATCCAGCTTGATCACGTATAGTATGTGCAAACAATGCACCACTTGATAAGTCACCAATAGTAAACTGAGTTCCTGTGAGTTTCTGTGATGATGTAATCCCAGAACTGATATCTGTAGAGCATAACAAAATCTCTACAGTTTTTTGTTGTCCCTGTGCTACGCCTTCTTTTTTAACTGAACCATCAAACGAAGAAGGCGCGGTGTCTTCTGGGAAATTTGCTGGTGTCGAACCAATTTCTGCTGGTTCGTCTAATGCCGCAAACCTACCTGCTCTCTTTATAACAGCACCTGCTGATTCTAAGCTGTACTCAGCGGGCAGAATAATAGGAATAGAACCATTTCCGCTTGCTACACCACTGTTAAAGTCTATTGTGGAAGCATCCAAACCAATTCCACCACCTGCAAGACTTGTAAGGGATTTACCAATGCTTTGTTTTAAGTCGCCAAGAACTACTTCTGTTTTGTTTCCATCCACTTGAATATTGTGATCACCAGAAATATGTTGATTGAGATTTCCACTCACACTCATGTTGATATCACCATCTACGTAGAGAAAATTATCCCCTGCTGTGATGCTGTAGTTATCTTTTACGATCCTGACCACTTGTGAGCCATCTGGATGCAGTTCATAGAAAGACCCTGACCGATGGTATACATGCAACCGTTCTGCCCCCTCAGTATCGTCACACTCAGTCACATGACCACTGTTGGATTGAGTTACCTTGTTATTAGGATAAGTTGTGTTGTAAGGTGTTTGTGGTTCTGTCCATGACCCACCACCCACAATTCCAACATTTTTTATTGTGTTGGCTTTCTTTTCTTTGATGATGGTCTGATCAATGTCTTCATTTCTAGCGAGCTTATTGATATCGTTCAAACCATTAGGCATACCGTTCAACGAACCAATAATCATTCCGTTTTGTAATGTCTGATCAATGAAATAACCAAACACCAAAGACCCGATGTTGTATTTTGGGTTTGTGCCAATGCCACCTTGTGATTCTGAGTTATTAACAACGCACATAAACCATTTCAACTGGCTTGTGGGTAGCTCAGAATGGTTTTCAGAGTGATAACTGACAACTCTGACCCGAACCCTACCTAATTTTTCTGGGTCGTTCACGTCCTCTACAAAGCCCCAGAATGGAATAAACGGCGTTCCTATCATTTACCAACCTCAAATGCGTCTTTAACTAATTTCATAGTTTGTGTGTATTGAGTTTTTTTTAGTGTGTGTTTTATTTCAGCTACAAGAAACTTACCAGAATAGGGGTCTGGGATTTTTCCTTTGTTAGCTTCTTTACCCCACACTGGCAAAGCACAAATAATGATGCTTCCACACACGTTGTTTGTATCACCAAACACGGTTATTCTTGCCGCATATCTCTGTGTGTTTAAAATAGTGTTGATATTTTTTAACCTAAAGTTCTGAAAAGGTTTCTGAAAATCATCAACATAGGTATAAAGTTTGTCTGTGTTCTTGTTATTTACAAGCTCATTATTAAGGTTTGGAGTCTTTGCCAGCGAATTTGTTTTGTTAAACTGGCTTATATTGTCATATTCACTTTTGTAGAAGCTTTTTTCAAGCAAATTTAAGTTTGTGCTACTTGAACCCAACACACCATCATCAATCTGTTGCATGAAATCAGGGACATCAATAATAGAATAATCTTGAATGGCTGAAAATGATTCTTCTTCTTTTTTTGAAACATCATCATAAATGTTGGCTGTCTTATATTTGTACTGTGTGATTGGTTCTTGCTTGTACAAATACTCAATAGGAAAATAACAAAATTGTTGATTGTTCTCAAAGTAAAGATACCCGCTTTCATTGTTAACTGACATGGAACGGCGCGACAAATTAGCAATGACCTGAATCGGGTTTTGATTAGCCCCTACAAAGTGATTAATTTCTTTTGTTTCTACGCTTATCAATTTCTTAGTCGAAATTTTTTCATGAAGAGACTTGACAATATTCGAACACACATCATTATATGATTTGGTGACTCGTGTTCTTGAATTGTTAATAATTTCATCTGAACAAAAATTTAAAAGCAACCCCGATGTGTGTTCGTTAATGCGTGTTGGTGGTGAACACTTATACACAATTCCACTGACTGAAATTTCTTTGTTGGTTCCAGATGTTTCAAAAACAATCTCAACACGTTCGCCGTTCCCTAGAAAGTTTTCATTGTAAATTGAATTGGTATCCATGATTGTGATATTTCCAGACATACCAACACTGAACATGGATTCATAGATAGAAACATCCATAAACAATGGTATCAGGTTATGAGCAACACCATCATCAAATTGCAGTTCTAACTTTTTAAGAACATACGAACCATTTTGTGTATACTTCATAGCCTTTCAGCTTCCTCGTCATGCATATTGACGTAATCACCAATATAGTCTGTTCGAATCAAACGAATACTTCTCTTTTCATCGTTCACTTCTGTTTCATATTCGTAATTGTTAACATCCAGTCTGTCATAAGCAGGGTGTTCAACCTGAACAAAATTCCCTGTCTGAATACTTACACTGTGGTGTCTTGCATACGGATCGTCATAAGTATTTACAATATACTGAAAGAGTGATTCTTGTTCCATGGGCCATTCATTATAGTAATCAACAATCTCATTGAAGTGGAGAATCACCCATGCCAGTTCTACATCATCATAAAGCTTATCAGCCAGCATAACAGGCGTGTCGCCTTCTTTTAAGTCATACTCAATATAATAACTAGGGTTTTTAAAAAGTGGATTGATGTAAAAGGATCGCTTTGCAACATCAACCACTGTGTAAGAATTACCACCCATTAAATAATTCAGTATAATCGGAAACTTTTTAAAATAAGCCATCTTAAAATCCTTCCGTATGTCTTTGTTTTGAAAGCGTTTCAAGCTCGAAAAATTCAAGCGTTAGTTCTGTAAAGAATGGCGAACCATCTGTGTATGTTGAAAAGGTATTATCACCACCATACGTCACGTTCATATTTGTTAATGCACAGGTAGACACTTTAAAAAGAAATTCGTTTTCTGTTCCTTTGTTTAAAAAAGAAATATCAAATTCCGATGGGAATTTCATGTAATTATTGACATTTCCGTACTTAATTTCTGGTGCGCGATGAAATTTCAAAAGATCAATAATATTTTTGATAATCTTTTGCTCTTCTTCTGATTTTGGGATAAATTTGAAGGTGAAACTGAATGACCTGTTCTGTACCCCGTTAAAAATAACCTCTGTATAGGGGTTAGATATGCTTCTTGTATATGCTTGCTTTGCGTCTTTTGTGTTGACACCGGTAAGTGTTTGTGTCGCACCTGCAAGTGTGTTTAACAAAGCATCTGGTGCAACAGTCTTTGCAGCTTCCCACATGGATTTCCACGACTGTGTACCTGACAAGTCACCAATACTGGTTGCGGCATCAAAAACACTGCCAACACTCTCTAGATTGGTTGTGTTCCAATCTGCACCATACGCTGTCTGAATGTTATTAGGAATATACAACGCAATGCTTTTATCAATACGTCTTGTCGAACCTTTCATCTTACGGGCAAGGCTTCCTGACGTTGATTGTTGGTAAACTGGAACTTCACTGTCAACAATTTTATATTTCTTTCCCGCGTATTTTGAGCCTTCAACCACATTGATGTTAATGAACATGACATTTCGTGTGCCATTGATATCAATGTCTTGTGGAAAAGAAAGTACGCTGTAAGCGCCTCGCTTATTTCTGTTTTCATTATCCAGATCATTATCCAGCTTTTTAAACATACTTGATGATATACTCATGGTTGAATTTCAACCTCCGTCATAATTTTAAATACCCAACCTTTGTTTTTACAATAGGCTGTTGCTGCTTTCCATTTTGCTTTGTTAACGTGATAAGTGATGACTTCGTTCAAGTATCGTTCTTTTTTCTTACCTTTAGCCTTTGGAAGTTGTGTTTCTCTAAGGGGTTTGATTTCAATCAGTGTAATAACTCTTACCCCGTTATTATCTGCAACCACAAAAACATCTGGATAATAACGATGAACTCTGTTAGTCTTAGGAGAAACATAAGGAATTTCTATAATTTCTGCCCCCCATGCCACCACTTTTGGATTGAGGTCAAATTTCTTGAATACCTTCTTTTCCCAGCCGCTCCGAAAAACGCATTTTCTAGGATCACCTAAATATTTATCAGGGTTTTGTATGTTATAAATCCCTTGGTGATATTGACCGCGTTTATTTGGTGGAGATACGTTTTCTGCCATGCTGATTCCTAGCTATTTTGATCACATGACTATTTATAACGTGGTTGTTGACAGGAATTTTTTAGTGTGTTAGTATTTTACCCAACATAAAGGGATAAAAATATGAAATACAGAAAAGCACTAAAAATACTAAAAAAAGAAAAAGGACTTGTTTTTGATTCAGATGATGTGTATCATGTATCTGAAAGACTAGAACTATGTGATATATTTCTTCCTGTAACAATAAAAAACAGAATAGAAATTCTTCTTTGGATTGTTTCTTTAACAAAAGAAGAAGACTATAAATTACCATCGAGAAAATACAAAAAAGTATATATACACAGAACCCGATACAAATATAAAAATAAAAAGCAAAAAAACTTTTTTATGTCTAAAAGATGGAAAAATTTAAGACAAGTTGTTATTAATAATTATGGAAAGAGATGTATGCGGTGTGGTGTACTTGGTGGGCCTTGTCATATAGATCATATATTTCCTAGAAGTCGCTATCCAAACTTGGAGTTTGATTTTGATAATTTGCAAGTATTGTGTAATGATTGCAATATGAAAAAATCAAACAAATTCTATTGTGATTTTAGAAAAATTAGTGATGAAGAAAAAATGATAATTATTAGAAAGGCTAATTGCTTTTCTCTTAATATAACAAAAATTCATTCAATGGATGGTTGCAATCCCTTCCAAATTCCTTTATACTGACTGTAGAAATTGAGAAATACCTACCCAAACCAAAAGGAACTACATCATGGAATTATTCATCACACACCGCATCACACAAGCTGCAATGAATGCCTTTACCTCAGACGAAGCTCGATATGAGAATTTTGTGTTGGTGGTTGACATGGGTATGAACGACTTCTCTGTCATTGATTATGACAACAGTTTCAACGCATTGATACCAACTCCCGCAGACATTGCCCAAGGTGCCATGTATATTGTTGACCGCAAACGTAATATAACGGAATTCTCATGAGATACGTAATTCACATTTTCTGGTCAGACGATTCAATCCCTGAACGTCATTGCTCTACAGGGATTGAAGAGGTGGCGCACTGGCAAGCCAAGGTCATCAGTATGACAGAACAGGTTAAGGTCAGTGTGTTTGATACTGAAACCAGTGAACGAACCTTTTACGATAAACTCCAAATGCCAAATAGTAAATAACTATCATGGAT